ATATCCAGGGTGTAAGGCGATATACTGCGATCCAAAAATGATGTTTGCAGCGTGGAAAAAGCATCATACAGTTCTGGGGTCGTCATCCCGGCTACATCTACCCCGGGAGCCCAGCCGGCACCAGAGCCGGAAGAACCCGGCAGCGGGCCGGTCCAGCCGTCCGGAATTTTGATATTCACGCGAAACCCGGATTCTTGTGCCAATTTCATCGGGATTGTGTCCAGCCATGGGGCATAACCGGAAAAGCCCTCGTTGATAATGCTGGTTCTTTCTGCCGTAGCAGAACCCAGTTGCCTTACCAGCTCTTCAGACGTAACAACGAGATCATGAATTTGATCTGCCAGATCGGTAGAAAACGAAGCGCCGTCAGACCAGTTCAAGCCAGGGTTTGCTGCGGCATACTGTGCGGCATCAGCAGCCTTTTGATAAGCAAGAGTCTGCTGCTGTAGCGCTGCAAAATCCTGGCCACTGGCAACAAGCACTTCGATCGAGCGCTCAACTTCACGATTATATGAATCGGCGCTTTTTATCGCTTTGTTAAGCGCCTCAAGGGCGCCGCTGGCACCCTGATCGACAAGCTGGTATGTCCGCGTCAAATCCGACCAGATTCCGTTGCCGGAATCTTCCCACGTGTAGCCGACCGACGTGCCGAAAACCTTCTGTCGCGCATCGGCCAGAGCAAGCTTCATCGCTTCACCGGCAGAATCAGAAAGGTAAGGAAGTAACCCGGAATTAAAAGACTCAAGATATGCGTTCGAAAGATTGCTCTTCAGGTCGGTTGACTGCTGTATGGCTTCCTTGCCATGATCTTCCCGCCCTCCGAAAAAGCGGCCCGGGCGAGTTAGAAGTTGAGTTGCCGCGCTCACGCCGAGGTTTATGCCAAGGTTACCCCAATTAACCGCGCCACCGGCATTAAGAACCGGAAACTTAGTTGAAACTGATTTTGAAAGAACGCTGGTAAGAATATTGCTGAGAGTTAAAGAAAAATTTGAAAAGTCGGCATTTGCAAAGCCGGTTGATACAGCTTCGGCGATGGTTTTAGAAAGGTCTTTTTTGCCATTTTCGAACTCAAAAGCCTCATCGGCTTGAAATTTTACCAGGCGATTGCCGTAGGTTGTCTGATTAAGCAGGCCACCAGTGGCCAAATTAAGCATTCCCCACTGGGAATCATTGGGATCAAGTTTGGCAAGGTTTTGATACCTTTCCAGCTCCAGGTCTTTAAGGATTTTGGCGATTCTTTCTGCACCTGTCTCGATTTCTTTAACATCATCGCCAAATTCCTCTACAAGCTTGTCAGCATCATCAATAAAATCATCGAAGGCATCGCCGAACAGGTCTAAATCTTTTGAAGCAGTGTCGGCTAAAGCTTCAAAATTTCTTATTGTTTCTTTCGCAAGCCGATCTGATTCGCGCTTTAATTTGTCTTGTTCGCGAAGCCATTCTTTTGATGCTTTTCCGGCATAACCAGGCAACCATGAATCATACAGATCCTCAAATGCGATTTTTACGTCATCAACGGTTTGCTCTGCATAACTTAGCATCATCTTTGAGCGACGCGTCATCTCTTTTTCAACTGCCAGCAGATTTTGTTCGGCAGCTTTAAGGTTTTGTTCTGCTCGCAGCCTACTGGCATCGTCTAAGCCGGTTTCCGACCTTGCAAAGCTGTTTGCCGGTGACGCAACGCTGTTGCCAACGCTCAACGCATTTGCGTAATCTTTTCTATAGCCACTATACATTTCGAGCAACTGGGCGTCAGTAATGTCCCTGAAAGGTGACCCAGCACCATGAATACCCTTTTCAGCCGCAAGCGTATACAGGTCATTTGCCGCTTCAATTGCAGCAGTTGCAAGATTTAAAGTTTTTGCCAGAGCTACATTTAGTGGCACCAGAACATTTGAAATTAGTTCGCCGCCAGCACGTTTAAGATTTGCCCAGCTTGCTTCCAGTTCACGAAAGGAGTCGGCGCCGGAATATGTCACTCCCCCCATTGCTTCCAGCTGCTTATTGCCTTCATCAAGAGTAAGTTCAAAAAGCTTGGCAACCTTGTCGGCATCGCTCATCCCATCGGTCATTTTTTCAAAGCCGGCAGGAATTCGAATGCCTAAGTTATCAAGAATTTTTGGTGAGGCGCGACCAATACCCGTTACGATGTCGTCGAAGGCCTGTTTCGTGCTTACGCCAAATAGCCTGGCCTTGTTTTTGGCAATCTCCAATAAATTGGCCATTTTGTCGGCATCTTTTGTTACGCCAAGAGACATGGCCAACGAAGCCGTTTTTATAAGGTTAAACTCGTCTATTGTTCCTGCAGACGCAATCTTTAGCTTGGATACTATTTCATCGCCACTTCTACCCACGCTTTGGGCATAATCTTGGAATGCGGACCTTGTCTCCCCTAGCATCGCCCCATCGAGCAAAAAGTCCCAGGTGAATTGAGCGTATTGTTTAAGCTTTCCAAGAACTTCAAGCGTTTGATTCAAACCGACCGAGTATTCGGTCCAGGAATTTTTTAACAGCTTAATTTTTCCCGCAACATCTTGGGAAAATTTAGCTATGCCACTTAATGCTTTGGCATTTTTATCAAGCTTATCTGCGGACCCGGAAGACGTGCTGCCAAGGCTCTTGAGTTGGCCCTCAAGGCTGTTAATCTGTTTTCCGGCCTTGCTGAGCTCACCCTGGGTAACCGTTAAAGCCAAGGCAAGCATTTTATTTTGATATCTAAGCTCGGCGGCACCTTTATTCAAATTTTGAATACTACCGTCAGTTTCTTTTGCTTTAACACCAACGTTTTTCAGCTCAGCCTGAAGTTTACTGAGCTCTTGCTTTGCTTCCTTGAGCTGCTTTTCAAGCTCGTCAGTAGATTGCCCGACCAGCTTGATTTCATTTACCGCGACTGAGCCGTCGGCTTTGATGACTATTTTCAGTTCTCTGTCGTTACTCATCGGGCTTTCTTTCTGTAGTGTTTTCGGGCATCAGAGATGCTCATGCCTTTTTTGCCTTTGCCGCCGAACATTCCCAGCAGGGTTACATCGACGATCGGGCAGTCGGCCAGGTCTTTCAGGGCCAGCAAATATGCCAGGTAATCCATTTCGCCAACCTGGTCGAGACTGAGATGGTAGCCTCGGGCAACCCGCAGGCGTCTTTCCCATTTCAGTATCTCGACCGGTTTTTGCTCTTCGGTTCTCGATCGAGTTCGGCTCCGCTGAGTTACGGAGCCAGGTGAGGGTCCAGGGCTTTATCCAGGATCGGGTTAAAAATCTTCTTATCAACCCAGGTGCGGGCAACTATCTGCAGCAAATCAAGCTGTTCGCCGAAAAGGTCGCGAACCTGGTCACGGCTGATAACCGAGTCGGCCTTTGAATTCAGCGCTATTTCAACTACACGAACGGCGTGATCGATGCTGCGAGAAATTCTCAGCTGCAGCAATTCGGCCACATCAACCTCTTTGCCGTCTTCTGCAAGTCCGCTTTCGCGATCTTCCTTGATAAATGAGCTGTAGGCGTCGTTCTGGTTGAGTGTGTATTTGAGCTCAACCGGTTTGCCGTCGATTTCGATAAAAAAGCGGTTTCCCGCTTCGCGCCAGAAAAATTTGCCATTGGTTTTGTTGGTCAGTTTCATTTTATGCCTTTCTTTAAAAAAGCCTGGAGCCGTCAACCGACCCCAGGCAACTCGGAGTTGTTATGTCACAAACCCGTCAACAAACAAAGATTTCGATATTGTCGTTACCTGCGGGGCTCGGGCGGCACTGGCCGGTAATACCGTAAACCAGAGTGTCATCGCGATCTTCAGGACCAAGGTTGTCGAACACACCCCGGCGCACCTGGACGTGAACGATATTGCCCGACGTCGATCCGACCTTGAAACCGAATGGGAACTCAGTGCGGGCTCGCAGTTTCGCCCAGAATGCGAATTCATCTTCTGGCAGCGCTTCGGGATTGATGCGAAACTGATTGTCACGCGCCGTGATCTTGTAGCATTCAAGGCCCTGTGGGTAGTTTACGTTTTTCTTTTCGATGATGTTGTTATTGGTATCCAGGCTGATTGTGTCAATCGCCAGATCATCAAAACCGTCGATCTGAAAACCTGCATTTTCAACGATCTCGGGCACATCGTCAGGAAAGGTGTGATCAGGCACGGTCGAAGCCGCAATCGAGGCAAACACCGACTTGAAATTGAACTGCAGGCTGGCCACTTCGCCGGCCGGAGCATTGATCGTCACATTTCCGCGCCCGCCACCGCCTTTGAACAAAAGCTCATCAAGGTAATGATAGAAATACATGCTGCCGAAAGTGCCGTTGTGGGCGGTAGGCCGGTATCTTATGCCGGCCGGGTAACAATAAACATACCAGGCATCACCCAAGGTCAGCGAACCGCTGGCAAAGGTGAAGGTGATGGTTGCGCCTTCATCGCCCAGGTTGATAGGCGTTGCGGTAGTAACGGTGTTTTCAGTGCTGTTTTGCGTGTCATCGTCCTGGCAGGTTACTGACACTTCAGCGACCCCGGATTCGCCGCCGGTAGTGACTGCGACCTTGTAAACTCTCGGGGTTGTCCCGGTGAACGAGCCACCCTTGGCAACCGCCAAACCGCTCAAACCTGCGTTGCCGAAAGCAGCGATCGGGTCATCGATAGCGGCAGCAGCCAAAACAGACTTTGTGAAGCCGCAGGCTTCAAGAAACGGTCCCCAGGCTGGTGCGGTGCCAACCACGCCACTGGCGATAAGTTCGCACTCGAAGTTGAAATCAATGGTTTCTGCACCGATCAGCTTTTTTGCCGCATCAATGCCCTGGTTGACGATAAGCCGACGCAATTCGGCAAAGTTGTAGCCAGGCAAAAATTTGTTGGTGGGAATAGCGTTTGCCGTGGTCAGCGTCGGGTCCTGGTTAATCTCCGCTTCCAGACCTGCCAGCAGCAGCATCGCATTACTTCTCATGTTAACCTCCTTCGGTTAGGTCGTTGTATCGATAGCGTATAGTCAAACCAAGTGTCCCTGATGCCCAGGGCTCATATACCTGGTTGTCCGGCTGTCTGCCGGTAATTTCTGCCTTAAGTGCCGCGCCGGTCAGGGTGCGGTTTGCAGCTATGGTTCTGCCGATCAGGGCGGCTTTTTCGCGCCAGATATGAGCAGCAGATTCAGTCAGCGACTTTACAACATGCAGGCGCAAAGTAATTTGCCAGGTCGACTCGATTTTGTTCTGCAGAAAGTCTGTAAAACTCTCAGGCCCGGCCTCGATTACAACGGCAGAAAACTGCGCTTCGGTCAGTTCCCGCCAGTCAAGCTTTCGGGTCGTAACCAGGGCGAATCCTGCAGAAGTGAGAATAGTGGCCAGATTTGCCAGAACAGTATTGCCTTTAGCCGTCATGCCTGCCTCGCAGTCAATCGCCAGGTCTGGCCCCAGAACCAGACATTCTGCACCATGTCGATAAAACCTTCGTCGGTCAGATACATCACGCGCCGGTCATTTTGCGGCGAATAACCGCTCAGCGCGGCACGAATCTGTTCAAGATAGGTATAAGCGCCCTCGTGGCTGCGCAAATCCTTGATTTGCAAAGTCAGAGTAAATTCAAGCATCCTTTCCTGGATCAGGGCGTCGAGGTTTGTCGGTTCACTAAAGCTGCTGCCGCTGTAAGACACGAGAATCAAACCATTGCTGAAGGGCAGCTTTTTAAAGTCTTCAGGCTTGTCAGGAAAGGCGTAGGTCGGTAAATCTGTGACCTGCGCCTTGAGCCGATTTACGATAGCGGTTTCGATGGTATCAATCACTGTAATCGCTCAGGGTGTCTTTCGTGAAAACCCGATCGTCGGCAAAATAATCAGGGCCGTTTTCAATCGCCGGAGCTTCGCCGGTAGCCTGATCGATGCCAAGATCAGCAGTGCCTTTCGACACGTCTTTCAAAAATGAAACAGCGTTTTTGTAGCGCAGAGAAACCTCGTCGGTAAGGTTGGGGCCGAAGAGGTTGTATCTGGCAATGTCGCAAGCCAGCTTTTTCAGCGTGCTCGGCACTGTCGCCAGAGGCAACGCATACCTGACTGCCAGGTATGCGTTGATCTCTGCGTCAGCGTCACTCAGGGCTTCTTCAACCACGTCAGCGTCATACGCACCGACTGGAGGCACAGCGCGATCGGTAAGCTGAATCAGTTCAGCTTCGCCATAGCGGTCGATCATATCCTGAATGACGGCATAACTCATTTTTCTTCACCTTTTGCCGGCGCAGATTTGCCGACTTCGATAGCCTTGCATGAGAGCAGGGCTTTGGCCTGATTTTCCGTCAGGTCGACCTTGTCGCCTATTTCATAGGCAACGCCATCATGTTTAAGCGGCACCAGGCAACGATAGAGTTTTGTCACAACGGCTTCTTCAGAAGAAGATGATGATTTTGTAGTTGCTTTTGCCAAAATCAGCCTCCTTACGCTACTGCGTTCTGAATGAAGTAACCGAGCATGTCAGAGGTGATTACTTCTTTCACGGTTTCGCCGACAACGATTCTTTGACCGCCGCGCAGACCAATGCTGCTGTCAGGCTCAGAGCCGGCGACACGAGAACCGAACTGGGCAGTAAAGCCGAAGCTCATGCGATTGTTGTTCGGCCCGGCCATGCGGTCGCGACGAATCAATGCCATGTGCTTACCCCAGACCCGAGAGAGGGCGACATCTTCGCCTTTCTTGGAGGTGTTCAGATAAGCTTCGCCGACCAGAACATCTTCGAGCTCGAAGAGTTCGGCGATCTGGCGTCTGGTGGCAATACCGGCATCGCCGCTGTTGCCATGGACTGCCTTCACAACTTTGGGGTGCCGTGAAAGAGCCGAGAAGACCGCACGACCCACTACTGCGACGTTGCCGCGCATGACCATGCTGTCGAGGGCATCCATGATAGTTTCGATCGGATCAGAGCCAACGAAGTCGCTGAACTGATCAGAACCCGAAAGAGCGCCTTTGTAACCAGTCGCATAGCTGTCGGCATTAAAAACCAGATTGGCGGCGCGAACTTCGCGGTCGAGAAGCACCAGGTCCATAAGGCCTTCGGCTGAACGATTTTTCGGATCATAGTTGGCCGGTGCGTTGTCGATGTCGGACTGCGGAATCCGGTCTTCAAGACCGTAGTCGAGACAGGAGCTGGTTTCTTCGGTGGCGCTGAATGATACCTGGTTTGGGGCGCCTTTTCTGCCGACCAGAGTGTTCGGAATGGTGAAGCCTTCTGCAAGAGCATGCTTCAGCCACTTGAATTCGACTTTGCCGACCGGATGGCGTGGAAGAACTTCATCGGCGATCAGTTTGGAATTGCGATAGGCAATAACGATCGCGGTCATTACGGGATCAATTGGAAACGGTGTCTTACTCATTAAAGATTCTCCTTATCAGGCTGCAATCAGGCTGCAGTGTGCGGACAAACCACACAGGGAACGATGCGACCATCAGCGCCGGTCTCGCGAACGATTCCGACGGCACGCTGGCCGGTGGTAGCAAGCACGGCTTTACCTGCCGAGTCAGATGTGAATGATCTCCCGGCAGCGATGGTGCCACCGCACATGACTTCGCCTTCACCCATCATGGTGATGTCGATGCGTTCGCCGTCGGCAATGGTGCCGGGCTGATTTACGACGCCAAGGCCGGTTGCGGCTGCGGCATCTGATTTTGCCGCTTCATTGTCGGCAGTGCCCTGTTTGGCGATCAGATACTGAGAGTTGGCACCTTCGGAAAGGTAGGTTTTAATCAAAGGGTTCAATGGTTACCTCCTGCTACGCGTTCCACGGCTTCAGAGAACGACAGCGGCACGCCTTCGCCCTGGAGCTTTTGTCTGAGCAATACCGCTTTTTCGGCAAGCTCTTCAGATGTCATTTCGCCCGGTGCAGTTTTGCTTTCAGCTGCAAATTCGGCGAGGTTGATGATGCTGGGCTGCTTCTCCAGGTAGTCTTTGAAGAAGTCGAGGGGAGTTTTCTGGGCTTCAGCGAATTCAATAACGGTTTCGCCGTCGATCGATTCCATGAAGTTCACCAGGTCTTTTTCGAATGCCGGCAAAACCTTGCCGTCTTTCTTGAGCGAATCGACAAACGCCGAAAATTCCAGGCGCCTGATGTTGCGCTCACGAGCATTCAAACCGGCCTCTTTTTCATTAAGACCTTTTTCTTTGGCTTCGAGAGCCTGTTTTTCTTTGTCCAAACTGTTTTCCTCCTTCGGAACGGGTGGCTTTTCAGTGCCAGCCGACACAGAATTTGTCTGGTCGCCTGGCTCGGGCTCGATTGAAAATTCAACACAGATTGCCTCTTCATCAGCGGCGAAGCTTACCGGGTCAAGGCCGGGAATACCGGGCGCAGCAGCGCCGAGAAACCCGACATGTTTCAGGTAGTATTCGCCTGGTTTGGGGTTAGACGGATGATTCGGGGTAAAAAGACTGGCCGAAACTTTTTTGAAAACACCCTGCTGAACCAACTCAGCAAACTGGGTGACAAGCTTTTCGGGTTCGGCAATGAGCTTTTCGCCGACGGCCTTTACCGACTTAACCCAGCCATAAGCAGGGTCATTGTTCTTCGGATGCCCGACAACGATCGGCGACTGAAAAAGCGCAGGGTCATAGCTTCGCGCAACGGCTTCCAGATCAGCGGCGGCAAACTCTACTTCGGCGCCGTTCATCGCTTTGAATTTGCCTGGTCGCAATATGTGAATTGGCTTCATGATAAAACCTCACTCACAAAGAATTGTGCCGGTTGCCGCCGCCGTCCTGCCGATGGTGTAAATGGCCGGCGTAGTCGTGCCGACATAAAAAGGGTCGCTGGTGGTTGTGCTGGCAATTTCAGGGTAACTGGTGCCGCTTGCAACGCCTGCCGGCCCAAAATTCGCCCCGGCACCCGGCCAGATATAAATACGAAAATGCTTCGTGCCCGCAGGCAACGTCGGCACGCGAACAGCCGTAGCAGCCGGAATCGAGAAGGTTGCAGTTGCCGGAGTCAGAAACCCGGTCGAAGGATTCGTGATGACCGGCACCACGTAATCTGAATTAGTGGTTTTCTGTGAGCCGCCCGGAATGAAAAACAGAGCGTCACCCGCCAGCGCTGCAGCCGAAATGAGCAGCAACACCAGCAAAAAGATTACCGGTGAAACAAATTTGAGCTTTTTGAGCATTATCAATGCCTCCTGGGATTTTGATATGCTCAAAATACTTTGTTGATCGATCAGTAAACAGGTGAAGGGCTTCAGTAAGAAAACAGATTTGCCAGGCTTAAAAATTTTGCCGGGTAAACCCCGTTTTAAAAGCCCCTTGCACTTTCACAGAAACCCGTCATTTTTGCATCGACACCCCTCGGGGTATGTTTGTGTATGTTTTGCAAAAACAAACGCAAATTTGGGGCGTTTTTAGCCCTTGTCTAATTCCAGTATATAATCCGCCAGAACTTCTACCATCATCTCAGCCGTTGAAGATTGAAAATTCATGAACGGCCTGGCCGGAACATTGCCCCACGGCACCGGAGTTTTTCTGAAATGGCCGCGCACCGACCGATCGAGACTCAGATTTCTTTCTTTGCCAAGCTTTCCGGTTTTACCCATCAGTCGGCCCCGTTGCTTAATTTTTCGCGAATGGGCTTTTACAAGAACATCGACAATGCCGAACTGACCCTTTTTTGCGCCGTAGTGCTGCATGGCTGCATATTCTTTGTTGGTTCCGATTTCGACGTAATCTTTGCCAACCTTCATGCCCTGACTGATCGAACTTACCAGCTGGCCAGAATCAACAAGAATTTGATGGGGAGCTTTGTAGCCTTTTTTTTCTTTAATTTTTATCGTGGTTCGGCTGTGGCGCTGCCACTTCTTATTGCCGCCAATAATATCATTGGGGCTTGAATAGCGACCGCCTTCAGAGAAATTTCTGCTGATGTCTGTAATGACCATTCGGCCAATTGCGCCCATGGCTTCATTGGCATTGCCGATTCTGGCGACGATGGCATTGAGCATGCGCCGAATCTCATCGTTGTTATATTGCAGCTCAATCGCGGTCAATTTTGATACCACGCTTTCTAAGAGTTTCGGCAGCCCACTTGTCTGCTTTTGCTTTTTCTTCCTCGGTTAATTCTTCGAAGCCGACAACTTCGAAGCCGACTGGTTCATATTGAGTTCGCCATAAAAAACGATCGTGATCGCTCAAATCGCCAAATCGCCCGGCCTTCTGATCGTCAGGCAATTCAAGAAACTCTTTCAAAGTCAGCATTTTACTCATTTTCAATTTCCTCAAGCCAGATATAATATTTATCGTCTGACTTTTCAACTTTCACAACCTTGAATGATGAATTTCTGGCATAAAGAACTTCTTTTTCTTCCGGATTTATTTCGGTAAAATCTGCACCATTTTTCGATTCAAGAAAAATCTGCACCTGACCGGCGGGGTTATATGTCTCGCCTGCTGTTGTTGAAAGAAACTGCTTTGAAGTCACCTTCAAGCCTGGCTTATAATCTGAAACAAATTTTTCAACCGCCTCATCGCTATAAAAAGCAAGAGACCTGGTGACATCACCGACATACTTCGGTTGGCGAGCAACAACCTTGTCCAGGTTCTCAACGACTTTCTTTTCGGTTTCATCCAGATCGCCGTCGGTGCGAAGCTTATCGTTAAGAACGTAGCTGCTTCCGGATTTGTAGAAGTTGACCGCATATTGCTCATCGTTATCCAGTTTTTGAGCATTTTTAATGATTGCATCTACCCTGGGCTGAAGGTCTGGTGGGTAATCTTTTTTGTTTGGCATCCATGCGGTTTCACCTGGGTTATAATCCCAGCCATCGGGAACGGTTGGGCCGATGATGTTTTTCAGAGCTTTACCATCGCTGGTTTTGATTCCTTTTTTTTCGACTTCGACCTTCGAAAGGGCAACGACGCGGCAACGACAGCCCCAGCCGTTCGGCGGGTAATAACTTCGCCAGAACGGGTCATCATGTCTAAGAATTTTACCGTTAAGTGCCCGATGGGCGTCTCTGGTTCTGCCGTCCATCACTGCGACATACTGCCAGTATGGCAAAAGTCTTGCAGAATCTTTCATTCCCTTGTAATGGCCGGCCATATAAGCGGTCTGCATGTTGGTTCGATAAATTGTGCGAAGTCGCCAGGGCGCGGAAAGATCAACTTCTTTTTGCGAGCCGTCAGGGCGCTCGATCGCTTTTTTGCCCCACCATCCCTTTTTTTCAAGCAGGGGCTGAAGCTCTTTTTTGAAGCTTTCGAGGCTCTGGCCGGTCTGTTGAGCTTTTTCTACGGCCTTGCGAATATCAACCAGGACATCGAGCTGAGT